ACCGCCACCGCCACCGCCACCGCCACCGCCACCGCCACCGCCCCCACGTTCAGCCGGCGGGGCGTGACGTGGGACGACGTCCGCTTCCTCCACCGCCACGGGTGGCTGCGCCACCAGCCTTCGGCCGCCTTGGCCGCCCGCGCCGCCGAGGCGGACGGCGCCATCCGCGACACCGACGACATCGTCGTCGGCCTGGCCAACTACCGCGCCTTCCGCGCGGCCACGGACGCCGTCGCCGAGATCGGTGGCCTGGACCTCGGGGGCGGGTTCATGGAGGCCAGGCATTGGCTCCGCCTGGCACGCGTCCTCCGCGGGCGCCGCGACGCCAACGAGGCGTGGGGCTCCCCCGGGGGCCGGGCCCTGTACGGCGACGTGGCGAACGCCGTGCACGCGCTTTTGGAGATGACGCCGTGGGGGCCCCACGGCGCCTCCTTCCGCGGCACGTGCTCCGCGCCGGGTTCCGGGCGGGCGTCGCTCCGGGTCGAGGTGCAGGGGCGCCTCGTGCTCAGCAGCACCCCCAACATCCTCTACGTCGCGGACGAGGCGGCGGAGGACGCGAGGTACCGGGCCACGCGCCTCGAGAGGCGTCAGGGTGCCCTGCGGTACGAGGACGCCCTCGGGCGCCTCGCCCGCGGGCTGAAGCACGCCCGGCTGACAGAGCCAGGGTCCTTCGTCGGGTGGGGCTACCGCGTGGGCCAGGAGGGCGGGTGGTTCTACCGGACCCAGGAGCACCGCTGGGTCAGCGTCTCCGCCCGCGGGGCCTTTCGGCGGGCGGGCATACCCTGGCCCGAGGGGTGGTAGCCCCCGCCAGACCTAAAGAAGGCCCCCGTGACGGGGGCCGGCCTGAGACGCCTCTGCGGGGCTGAGCCCCGCAGGGGCCTCTCTTTAGCTCACGCCGGGGTGCAGCCGTGCAGCGCCAGCGAGGCTGCTTCCGCAGCCGCCTGGCCGCTGCCGTGGGGGTCGAAGACGACGACCCGTCGAGCGGAGCGCAATCGGTTGCACGCTCCGCAGGTGTTGCAGGACAGCCCGATGGTCTGGGCAGGGCACGCCAGCGCCGTGACGCCCTCGGGCAGCAGTTCGGTCAGGGCCTCGAGCTGGTCGTGGGGCCACACGACGGCGCCGCCAGAGTCCAGCAGGTCGGAGTAGTTCACCACGATGCCCGCAGCCTCAAGGCGCGGCCGCCACGGCTCGAACTCGGCCACCTCGACATGCGTATAGGTCCAGGCCCATGCACCGGCCACGCGCCGTGTGCGGATGGGGGACGGGTCAGCACCCGTCAGGAGGCCGAGGTGCTCGAGCCCTCGGAGGTAGACGGTGTCGAGCTCGCCGTCTCGGTAGAAGTCCCCAGAGGTGTGCAAGCGCACCAGAGACCGGGCCTTGCGCGCCATGAAGACGCCGACGACGACGGACGCCAGGGACGCGGCGACGGATTCTGTCGCCCTGACGCTGTGCATCCGGACGTTGCCGCCCGAAGCGTAGCAGCCCTTGAGGTAGGGGCAGGCGGGGCAGGTCGCCCCTACGGGCCGGTACGTGGATGGGCCGGCGACCTTGCCGTTCCCGGTCCCGACCGGATTCGCGGTCTCGCCGGCGAAGAGCCGGATGCCCCCGCGGAGCGTCGTTGCGCTCCCTCGGGCGGCGATGGTCTTGTCCATCAGGGCGTAGAGCCCGGTGGTCCACGCTCTCTCGAGCGGGCCCCAGGACGCCCAGGTGGGTCGCAGCGCGGGCAGGGCCAGCATGGCCTCCCCCATCATCTGCGTGAAGGCACCCGCGTCTCCGCGGGGCAGGAACTTCAGTTCAGGGCATCCCAGGTCGGGGTGCCCATCTTCGATCATACGGACCTCCATGGGGCGCGTCCACCGCAGCATGCGACGGACGAGGCTTCGGCTTATACCCGCGTTCCTCGCAGCGGATTGCCGCCAGGACGCGCTTGCGTGTATGCTCCGGTAGCGACGCAGGGGTCGAGGAGGTGTTGATGCGAGGTCAGGTGCCCACCGAAAAGGGGCGAGCGCGGCAGGTCAGGCTCACGCACGCGCAGTTCGCCCAGCGGGTCTACAAGCTCGGTGCAGGCCCCTACTCGCTCAAGGACTACCCCTTCGTCGCGGACGTCCTGAACCGGCGGGCCCAGCAGCTCGTGCTGCTCACGGCGCGCCAGATCAGCAAGTCGACCATCCTGGCCATCCTGGCGTTGAACGAGCTCATCTCGCGACCGTACTGGGGCGTCCTCTACCTCAGCCCGTCGAAGGCGCAGACCACGGTGTGGTCCGCGATGCGTCTCGGCAGGCTCGTGCGCCAGAGTCCGTACGTTCGGGACAACTTCACGGCCCCCGCGCTGGCCCAGGGCATCTGGCGCAAGGAGTTCACGAACGAGTCCTACGTCATCTCGACCTACGCCTCGGACGACGGCGACCGAGCCCGAGGTAACTCCGCCGACCGCGTCAATTACGACGAGGCGCAGGACATCGTCCTCGACGAGGTCGAGCCCGTTGTCTCCGAGGCCGTGGCCAACTCCGAGTATGGCTACCTGACGTACTCAGGCACCCCGAAGACCCGCGACAACGCCATCCAGGGCCTGTACGAGTCGAGCACCCAGCGCGAGTGGGTGATGAAGTGCCCGGCCTGCGGCTCCTGGCAGTTCATCACGCGCGCCGAGTCCATCGACCTCCAAGGCCTGAGGTGCCTCAAGAGGGGGTGCCGTGGACTGCTCAACCCCCGCGAGGGCCACTGGCACCCGATGAACCTCCGGGACCGGTCCCACGGCGACACGTCCTTGCAGCCCGAGGGCTACCACGTCCCGCAGGTCATCCTGCCCCGCAACCTGGAGAACCCGACGCGGTGGGCGCGTATCCTCCACAAGAAGTCCACCTTCGGCGACGCGGAGCTCAGCAACGAGGTCCTCGGCGTGAGCGTGGCGCTCGGCGCCCGCATGTTGAGCGAGGATGACCTGCGAGCGCGCTGTCGCGCCTACGTGTGCAGCGAGCCGCCAGACCCGAGCATCTTCGAGGACATCATCACGGACATCCGCGGCCGACGCGAGGTCTACGCAGGTATCGATTGGAGCGGAGAGGGCAACGCTGGTCGCAGCACGACGTGCCTGTGGGTCTGGGGCGTGCTGCCCAACAACAAGCTCAAGACGCTGTTCTTCAGGCTCTATCCGCCCGGCAACCCCATTGAGGCGGTCGACGACATCGCGCGCGTCTGCATGCTCTTCCAGGTCAAGCTCGTCGGGGCGGACGCGGGCAACGGCGGCGTCGCCAACCCCCTGCTCGCGCGCAAGATCGGCAGGGGGCGGGTCCTGCAGTTCCAGTACGGGTCCTTCAAGGAGCAGGTCCAGAAGGGCCCCGACCGGTTCTACGTCGACAGGACCACGGCGATCGACAGCATGATGCTGCAGCTCTCCCTGCCACTGGTGTACTTCCCCACCGAGCAGCAGAGCGAGCAGTTCTTCCGGCATGTGCTGGCGCTGTACGAGATGGTCACGCAGAATGGAAACGGCCGTCGCATCTGGAACAAGCCCATCGACCGCCTCGACGACTACTTCCACGCCATGGTCTTCGGCTGGCTCGGGACTCGGGCAGGCCGTGGCGAGTTCGCTTTCTACGACACGGGCAAGGACGACGAGGACGTCGTCCAGTAGCCTACGCACGGAGACACCTCATGCCCATGCACTTCCAGAAGGTCTTCACCCAGGCGTCCGCCGCATTCACGGACACGACTCCTGACGGCGTCTTCACACTCACGCAGGCCACCGTCGGGAGGGCTCTCGACGACCAGTACAGCAAGCACCAGGTGCAACTGCAGGGCACGTCTGGCGACACCTTCGTCGTCGACATCCAGGTGTTCGGTGACACCGCTTGGAGGACCTACAACTCCGCCGCGCTGGCCGAGGATACGGTGGTCCTCATCGATGAGGTCGTCGTCACAGCGATCCGCGTGACGGTCTCGACGATCAACGCCACCACGCAGCTCCTGCTGGTGTCGAGGGCCAGCTAAAAATACCCCCCGGAGACGCAGAGCAACGACCTGTCAGCCATGACGGTCTGGCGCTCCGGGGGGCATGCGTCAGCTCAAGGTCGCCTCGTACAGCCGGAGCACTCGGGCGTCCGGCCGGGCGTACCCGAGCACATTCTTGAATGGGACGGAGACGCCCCTCCCTCGCAGGCCTGGCACCGACGAGCAGCGCCACCGGCGCTCTTCGCCAGGCAGCGGCGCCACCGTCAGGACGTCGGTCAGCGCGATGAGGCCCTCGGCGCGCTGCTCGTCGGTCGTGCCCCACGTGCCCACCAGCAGTGACCCCGAGGTCAAGTTGAGCGACGGCAGGGCCACGCACGTCCCGGGGGCGGAGGGGTCGAGGTCGCCCGGTGGGACGTCAACGTCTCCCACGGCCGTACGCCACGCCTCGAGGAGCGCGCACCCGGGCTCCCCGGACAGCCCGGCCCAGGCCGCGCCCGGGTGGACGCGGAGCACCTCCTCGATGCCTTCAATGGCGTAGGCCGTGTACCGCCCCTCCAGGTCCGGCACCATCACCCTCGGCGCGGTCAGCGCCAGCCACGGCGTGGGCGACCCTGGCCCGAGGCCGCCGACCAGGAACACCTGGTTCGGCATGGAGATGGCGTGCACCGCCACGTTCTCAGTGTCCATACCCGAGCGCCTCCGCGATCTCGAGGTCGGCGGGCTTGCTCAACTCGCCGCGCGTGAGCTGGCCCCAGTCGACCATGGTCTTGTACGTCGTGCCCACGCCGAGGTCGTAGGCGTAGGGGACCGGGACCCACGGGCACGCCTCGGAGACGACGTCAAGGACGTTCCGGTCGAACAGAGGGCCGAGCGCAGGTACCTGCGCGAAGGGGATCTGGCCCGCGATGGCGTCGTGGACCAGCAGCAGCACGTCCCCGCCCAGGGCCGCGATCTCCTCCTGCATCGCTGCGGCCGCAACGACGACAGCGTCGGACGCCTCGGCCTGGATGCGGAAGTTCACCGCCTCACGGTGCGCCTTGCCGGTCTTGCGCCGGTCGTAGCCGATGAACGGGAAGCGCCGGTACCGACCGAAGTTGGTCCGGACACGTCCGAAGGCTCCGGCCTGCTTCTCCGTGGTCTTGATGTAGACCGGGACGCGCGGAAATGCGGCGAACAGATCCGCGCGCACCGAGGCAGCCTCGGCGACCTGAGACTCGCGCTCCGGTGTGCCCTCGTCCGCGAGGAAGCCGAACATCTGCGACGCGTTCTGCTCGTCCCCGGCACCGTAGATGGTGCCGTACAGGACGCGCTTGCACGCCGTCCTGTCCTTGCCCACCTGATAGTTGGTGTCCTTGTTCGCCTCGATGAAGGCGTAGACCGCCTCCGTCTGCAGCGAAGGCGACAAGCCCCTCGCCTCGGGCACGTACTGCTCGAGGTACTTCTTGCCGAACACGCGGGCGGCCACGTAGGAGGGCGCGTTCAGGCCATCACGCATGGCCTTCACCAGTGGGTCGTTGCCCATGTACCCGCACAGGATGCGAACCTCGGCCGAGCTGATGTCGCCGTTGAAGAACGCCATGCCCGGGTCGGGGATGAGCAGGCGCTTGATGGCGAACCCCTCGAACGACTCCACCTTCCACTTCGACTGCGCCAGGAGCGCCTCCTTGCACGACGCCTGGATGAGGAAGGTCTCACCGCCCACACGGAACAGGCAGACGGGCCTGCCGTCCTCCGAGACCGTGAAGACAGAGTGCTCGACGATGGCCGTCGAGGGGACCCACCAGTTCTTCCGGCACATGTAGACCGGGTAGTTCTGCAGGGACGGGCCCGACACGGACAGGCGGCCCGTGACGGTCGTGTGCTGGCCGAAGTAGGCGTGGATGCGGCCGTCGTTGATGATGGCGAGCTCGATGCCCGAGAGGTAGGTCGACAGCGTCGTCTTGGCGCTTCGGAACAGGAGCAGCAGGTGCGCCATCAGGTCGGCCGGGGTACCGGGCATCATCCGGCCGATCTTGGCCATGTCGGCCGCCGACGTCGACATCAGCCCGGACGGCGTCTTGCTCACCGCTGCCCAGGGCACCTCCAGCACCTCGGTGAAGACGTGCATCAGATCCTTGTGGGAGTTCGGGTTGAAGCTCGTGCACGCCAGACTGTGCATGCGCTCGAGGGTGGCGTCGTACAGGGCCTGCGCCTCCTCCTTGTAGGTCGCCAGCAACTCCGTGTCGACGCCGATGCCCTTGTACTCCGCCCGGGCCAGGGCCTTGACGCCAGGCATGTAGACGGTGCGCAGCATGTTCTGGCAGTCCTTGAGCGTGTCGTGCTGGTCGCGGCACGCCTTCGTCTGCTCGCGCAGGGCTGTGTGCTGCGCCTGGCAGACGATCCGCGTCAGGTCGGTGTCGACGGCCGCGTAGGGGATGAGGACGTCGACGGGGAGGTCCTCGTACGAGGAGACGCCCTCCAGGCTGGTCATGACGTCGACCTTCGGCGTAGGAGGCGCCTCCCCGTCGCTGACGTGCTTGTACCTGTTCTTGATCTTCGACCGCAATCGGGTCTTCTCCTTCGCCAGTTCCTCCTTCTTCTCCGAGGCCTTCGGTTGCAGCGCGTGCTCGAAGCACGTCCTGACGTACAGGTCCTCGAGGCTATAGAGGTCGGCGGCCTTGTCGAGGTCCACGGTCAGACCCCGCGTTCGCGCCGTCGGGTAGTCGACAAACTCAGCCGCCCGCTCGATGAGGTCGCGCTGCAGCCCGAGAAGCACCTTCTGCAACTGCGCCTCGTACCCCCCGTACTCCGGGGCGTACTTGAACGCCAGGGGCTTGAGGCCGTACAGGCCCTGGGCGCCCTCCTCGATGTGGTGCTCGGCCAGCAGGGTGTCCCACCACGCGTGGTCGTTCTTGACGCCGAGCACCGCCCGGCCGGCCCGTAGCGCCTCCGCGGCCGCAGCGGCCGTCGGGAACGCCGCGTAGGTAGCGCCCTCGAGCCACCCCGCCACGGATGCGGCGAACGCCGGGTCGGCACCCAGCATCTCCTGCATCTTGAACTCCACCGACAGGTCGAACTTGCGGTGGTGCCAGATCTTCGGGTTCGGGCTGGTCAGCAGCGCGATGGTCGCGGCCCACACCCGAGCCCGGTCCATGGCGGATTCGCGGTGGTCGAGCAGCCACCCGGCGCTCTTGCCAGGAGCCCATGCGGCCGAGACAGCGATGGGCTTGCTCCCTGGCAGGTACATGTTCAACGAGTTGGTCTCGAAGTCCAGCGCTATCGGCCACTTCGAGGGCTTGTAGCCACCCTCGGTGTACGACATGGCCGTCTTGACCGCGGCCTCGACGCCTTCCTCGGTCGTAGGCAGCAGGTAGTCGGCGGAGATGTCCTCGATGCGTTTTGGCGTGAACGAGTCGAAGAGGATGCCCACGGCCCGACGGACGTCGGCGCACATGTGGTCGAGGATGCCCGCCTGGCCGTGCAGGTGCCGGAGGCTGTGGGCCGGCACGACGGTGTACCTGGCCCCGCGGATGTTGGCGAAGAACGTCTTGCCGCGGGCGTTCTTGCCCGCTCGCGCGGACAGCCCCAGGGTGCGCCACGTCGGAGCACCGAAGGCGACCACGACGTGCGGGACGTCGTGCCCCCAGAGCTGTGTCTTGCGCTCGTACAGGTCCACGAGGCGCTCCACCGCGTAGGGCGCGCAGTGGTCGACGGCCTTGGCCAGCGGCGCCTTCATGCTCGCGCGGCCCACGGCGAACACCACGCTGTATTGCAGGGGTTTCGACATGGTCTTGTCGATCGCCCCCGTCAGCATGACGAGCATCTGGGCCATCTTCGAGTCGATGGCGCGGCCGCGCCACATCCCGTCCTCGGTCGGCTTCTCGAACAGGAAGACGAGGTTGTAGCGCACGTCGTCGAGCGAGGGCTCGGCCTTGAGCAGGCAGACCTCGCTCTCGTGGGGGCAGCCCGCGCAGGGCTGACCCTTGTCCCGAAGTTTCCAGATCAACTTCCGGTCGGTTTCCACAGGCCCTCCGTTACATGGGGAGGCCGCTGTACTCGCCCTCTTCGGTTGAGTCAGTGGCATGGGCGAGGTCATCCGGCTCGCCTCCGGAAATGAAAGCCTCCGACCCGATGAGGTCAGAGAGCTTCGCCGCAACGATGTCGTTGTACGTCACGCGGCCGACCCCCACCAGGGGTCGAACCGCCGCCGCGAGCTTCAGACGCTTCATCTCCTCGAGGGTCATGAAGGTCTCGTTCTGCTCGAGGCGGATCCGCAGGCTCTTGGCGTCCTGAGCCCCGCGATGCCGGGCGGACTCCTGGAGCAGGTTGGCCAGGACCTGCGCGCAGTGGAACACCACCACTTCGTGGCTGCGCAGGTAGTACACGCCGCAGGACGTCGTGTTGAGGTCCTCGCGCCGGCCGGGGTCCGACAGTACGGAGGCCAGGGTGCGCTTGGAGCCCGGGTTGAGGTCGAGCGACAGGCGGATGGCTGCCGTGTACAGGATGTCGTCGAGCAGCTTGTCGGAGTCCGGCGCGACGTACTGAGCACGCAGCGTCGACTTGTACGCCAGGTACTCGGTGAAGAACGCCTCAACGTTCACCCCAGACGCCTTCAGCACGGCCAGGATGGGCATCAGGCAGTCCACGTACCGCGGCTCGATGCCCGGAGGGAAGCCCGTCTGGAAGAACCGCGCCGCCCGGAGCTCGTGGTAGTTGCGGTAGAGCTCCGGGAGCATCTGTCGCGTCGTCAGCGAGATGTCCCGCGCCAGCGCGCGCACCCCGGTCTCTCCGATCATGTTCAGGATCACCTGCCAGGGCGCCGGGCACTCCCCGACCTTCTTCTTGAACTGGTGGATGTCCCACCGCGAGAAGTCTACCTCCTCGGTGAACGGGTGGACGCCCGCCCCGGCCACGGGCATGTCGATCTTGCGAGTCTGGGCCGACCCGCCGCTCGTACCGCGGACGCCTTCAACACCGCGGTTGATGTTGCCGCGCAGGTACTCGAGCAGGAGCTGAGACTCCTTGGCCTTGCGCGACCCCTGGCTGCGCTCGGGGCTCTCGAACTCGTCCAGGCACGCCAGTAGCGTCGACCGGTTGTGGGCCTGCATGATGCCGGCGGCCGACCAGTCCTCCCAGCCCCTGGAGGCGTAGACGAGGCGGACGAGCGGTTGCTGGACGCCGCACAGAAGCCCCATCAGGAACGAGCTCTTGCCGCACTGCGGCGGCCCGTTCAGGTAGACCTGCGCCTTGGTGTCGAAGAGCGACGCGATGCCGGCGTACATGATGTAGGCCGACAGGTACGTCGCCATCAGGCGGTGGTGCTCAGGGACGGCGGAGAAGCTCCAGCCTGCGATCAGCAGCGCCAGGATGCGGTCGAAGACCTCCTTCAGGGTCACCATCGTGGGCTCGTTCAGGGCCTTGAGGTTGATGAACGGGTCCCACGGCTCCCCAGAGGGCTGGCACAGGATGTTGCCGATGATGGGCTGGTCCAGCTCCTCGTAGACGAGCAGGTCGTCCTCAGGCTCGAGAACAGCGTGGTACACCCTCTTGCCGTTGACGAGCAGCACCCTGAAGCGCTCGTCCTCCGGCACCGTCGGGTCGGTGCGCCGGAGGTCGACGAAGTGCAGGCCCTGCGCCTTGAGCTCCATCGTCGACAGGTCCGGCGCGCGGGCGCACATCTGCTTGGTGGCCTCATAGACGTACTCGTCCGCCTTGAGGGTCTGCTGCATGACGGGCCGGTTGGCCTCGGTGCCGTCGGGTTTGGTGACGTGGCTGAACCACTGCGGCACCCCGATGATGTCCCGCAGCCACTCGAAGGGGGTCATGTTCAGCGCCTGCTGCGCCAGGGTCGTGACGCAGTCCACGCGCCGCGTCAGTAGCACCTCCACCAGCGCGCCGGTCTTCTTGGCGTACAGGTAGCCCTTGGGGCCGTCGTATGCCACGGGCGTCAGGATGGCCTCAAGCTGGGCCCGGACGAGCTCGAGGAACTCCGCCTCCGACGCCCGAGCGGCCTTGTTGCTCTTGAGCAGCGGCTCGGGCACCAGCCCGTCCTTGCGCAGGAGCTCGAAGACCGTGTCTCGCACCGCTTGCGACCGCATGGTGTCGTGGTACCGAACCAGTACCTCCTGGATCTCCTCGACGTCGTGCCGGGCATCGCTGTTGATCCTGCCCAGGTCCATCGAGATGGCTTCGAAGACCCACTGCGCCCTGTCCGTCAACAGCGCCGTGTCCGCGATCGCCGACAGGAACGTCGTCCCACGCTGCAGCTTGTGGATGACGTCGTCCGGGTCGACGCCCGGCTGGTCGAGGAAGGGGCTTCGGTGCCATGCGAAGACGCCCGCCTTGAGCCCGCGGGCCCGCTCCAGCGCCAGGCGCGCGAACCCGGTCCCGCCGTCGTCGTAGTCCGGCACGACGACGAGTCGCTTGACACCGTGCCCCGCCAGGAACCCAAGGTTCGGCATCCCGCTCCCGGACAGGCCGATGATGGCCATGTCCGTGACGCCGTGCGCGCCGAGCAGCGCCTGGTAGCTCGAGATGGTGTCCATCTCGCCCTCGACCGCCCAGCAGTTCTCCGCGAGCTTCGAGCCCCAGACGGCGCGGTAGAGCCCCATGCCGAAGGCGCCGTGACCGTCGGTCGGAGGTCCTATCCAGATGGGCTCCACGCCCTCCTCCAGGCTCTTGAGCTTGAACCGGGCGATCTGCCCGAAGCCCTTGTGGTAGGGGAAGACGACGCCGCCGACGTACTGGTTGACGTCGGCGGGGTTGGCTGGGAGCAGGTCGGCCTTCTCCTCCTTGCCCTGCCGGTCGTTGACGTAGGCGCGCACCCGAGCGCGCATGTCCTTGTCCTCGATGGCGCTCTCGAGGTGCCGGCGGGTCGGCAGGACGCCGAGGGGGAGCCTCCCGAGCTGGCTCATGTCCACGCCGCGCTCCGTCAGCCAGCGCACGGCCTTGGAGCAGTAGGCGTACTCCTTGTCGGAGGGGTGGTTGACGGCGTTCGTCAACGTCTTGACCGCGGCGGACATGAGCGCCTCCTTCATGGCCTGCTCGTTCTTGTCCGTCTGGATGTCCGCGACCACCCTCTGGTTCAACTTCAGCGCGGCGTACTCGATGAAGCCGACGCGCAGGGCCTCCATGTAGGGCAGCGACATGACCTGCGCGAACAGCGCCACGGGGTCGCTCTCGTACGCCTGGCACCGGGCGCTCAGGCACTTGGCAAACCCCTTGTCGGGGTGGATGGCGAACGCGCCGGGGTCGACCTCCTGGTGGTAGGGGCACAGGCCGACCACCTTCCCCCCGACGCGGCGCCAACGGCCCTCGGCCGCGAAGTGCTGGAGCATCTGGCCCCAGAGATGAGACGACGTCTGCGCCCAGATGCTGCGGGCGTCCAGTGTCCGCTTGTTGTCTTCCACGTCCACTCCGGTTTTATGGGAAGCCGCCCCCGGGAGGTCGGCAGGGTAGTACGGCTCAGCCCAACGTCCTGGCGACCACCTCCTGAATGGCGCGCACGAAGGACAGACCGAGTTCGAGCGGGTCGAGCCCGCCAATGACACCGTCGACGCCGCGGAAGAGGAGTTCGACGGCCGCGGCGGCCACGCGTGCCCAACGCCGGGGCACGGCGCGCAACACCTCGAGCAGGAGCTGCGTCAGGGGAGACCGGTCCGGGTGGAGCCCGGAGAGGTCCTTGAGCAGGTCCAGGACAGAGACGTCCGGACGCTGCTGCTGCTGCCACAGGGCGTAGGCCGCAGCCAGGGAGACCAGTACCGCCGAAGCGGACGCCCAGACGAGCTCGGGCGTAGGGCCGGAGGCCACGTAGGTCTCCGCATCAGGGCCGCCGTACAGGCCGTCGGCCACCGCCCTGGCTTCATCCCCGTGTCCGAAGACCGAAGCTGCCAGGCCGTAGTGCCGTCGCCAGGCGACGGAGTCTCGATCGGGGCGCGCCTGCGCCCCCGGTTCCCGACCGTCCATTGACGATCACCTCGTAATGAGGTACGCGACGAGCGCCGTTCCAACCATCCCGACGATCACGCCAGTGCCAAAGAACACCGTCTCCGCCCACGCCGGGGAACGCCCCGCCTCTGTCAGGCTCGCCGCGCACAGTCGGAGGGCTGAGGCCAACTCGGTGGCGGTGTGCGAGGCGTTATCCACTTGTGCCACCGTCTTGGACAGCGTCTCACGGAGACGCAGTCGGTCCTCGTCGATCGACAGGGCGACCCCCGTCAAGAGCCTGAGCCGGCCGTAGAGGTCCACGTAGCCGTCGAAGAGCTGCAACACCAGGCGCGTGTTCTCCAGGTCGAAGCAGGCGAACTCCCGCCCCCCGCGCGTGCACGCCGAGAACACCGGCGGCCCTGCCTCCGACAGGTCCCTCGGCAGGGAGACGTGGAGCCCGTCAGCGGCCGGGCGGCTTGTCGCGGGGAGCAGGGACAGCGCGGCCACCATCACCGCCGCCACGACGCTCAAACGGTGCGCTACCACACCGCTCGCAGCGCTGTACCGGACCCGTGCGGGTGACCTCTCCGCCGCACACGGGGCACGCCCCGGGCGCTCCCGCCTTCTTGTCGTTGCCGTCATGGGTGTCCACTCCGTACTTCTCCATCATGGGAGGACTCCTGGTGTTGTCGCCGAGCGCACCCGCAGGAGCGGGTGGCGCCGGTGACGAGATTGGTTTGGAAAGCGGTCACGGTCTGCCCGCAGTCGCATTGGCACACCCACTGGCTCCGGCTGCGGCCGGCGACCCGGCGCATCGGTCGGAGCCTCCCAAAGCGCTCCTGGGACAGGTCGCGCCGCAGCGATCGCGCCGCCTCGGGCTGTGACCGCACGGTCACGCCCATGGCGCGCAGGACCCGGTAGACGGACGCCTTGGACACGCCGAATCGGGCGGCGATCTTGTACGCGCCGACCCCAGACCGGTACCAGTTGGCCACCTCGGCGTCGAAGTCCGTCACCCCCATGTCCCCCCCTCCTCCTGGCCGGAGACGTTCGGGTCCTCGACGTAGTCCGCGTCCTCTTCGCCCGGCGACGGTTCCTTCGGAAGCCCGAGGGTCATGCGGAACCTCTCGAGCTTCTTCAGGTACGCCTTGCGCTCGTCAGCGGCCGCCGCGAACGTACCCACGTCCATGTCGAAGCCGTCGGCGCCCGTCCCCTCCTTGAGGGAGGACAAGGTGAACGCCCGCAGGGCCTTGGCCTCGTCGGTGTCGCGGATGGTCGACTCGATGAAGGGCTCGTTGTCCCCAGGGATGATCCACCGGCCCTTGCGATCGAGCTCGTCCTGGCCGTTGGCCGCAACGGCCTTGCGCACCGCCGGGACCACGACGGCCTCATCAAACGCCGAGGTGGCCCCTGCGGCCGCCGCCAGGCGGGCGACCGCATCGGGCACCGGAGCCGATACGACGCGGGAGACCGGTGCCGGCTCCGGCACCGCCGCCACCTTCGGCTCCTCCAGCGCTGAGGCCATCCGAGCGGCCTGCGTCATGTCGAACCAGATGATGAATGCCACCCCGTCGGCGCTCTGCTCGAGCGCGCCGTCGGCGTGCAGATCGACCTCAATCCCGTACTTCGCTCTGAACGCGAACTCCAAAAGGTCGGCCAGGACCTCCCTGGTGACCACCGCTGCTGCTTGCATACTGCCTCCCTCTGGGCCATGCTGGCGTTGCCTGATGCAGACTGTACGCCTTGCTATGCGAGGTGTCCAGGCAGCGCAAACAACCCCGGTGCGATTTTGAAAGGAGCGCGTGCATGAGCCTCAGCGACCCCCTCGACCTGATGGGTCGGAGTAACGCGCACACCCACCCCATGTACGACTTCCTGACGGGCTTCATGCCGAGGAAGCTCAAGGACCTGTTCCGGTGGTGTGAATACCTCTACTACCGGAGCCCTCAGATCTTCCGCGCCGCTCAGCGCCTGGCGGACTACGTCATCACCGAGGTGATCTTCTCGACGGACAACGAGCGCGAGCAGGAGCAGTACGAGAACCTGCTGCTCGAGCACGTCGGCATCATGAGTGCGTTAAAGACCGCGGCGCGCGACCGCGTGATCTACGGCAACGGCTTCTACTCGATGTTCTTCCCGAGCAAGAAGATGATTGCCTGCGCGGGGTGCTCTACGGAGTTCGACCTGACGAAGCTGGACTTCGAGTACGACGGCAAGAAGATGACGTTCGCGGTCATCTGCCCGAAGTGCGGCAAGAACACCAAGCACCCAGCCGAGTCCATCGTCGAGCGCAAGAGCTACGACAAGAGCGCCATCCGGGTCATCGCGTGGGACCCGAAGCTGATGGACATCGAGTACAACCCGGTGTCTGGAAAGAGCAGGTTCTTCTACAACATTCCTACCTCGGTCCGGACCGAAGTCGAGCGCAACAACCAGTGGTTCATCTCGCAGTTGCCGATCGGCTTCCTGCGCGCGGTGAGCTTGAACCAGGTGTTCGAGTTCGCCCCCGGCGCCATCTTCCAGCTCAAGGAGGAGGGCCCGTCGGGGATGCAGTCCCAGTGGGGCATCCCGCCGCTGGCCAGCGTGATGAAGGACTTCTTCTACGCCGGCGTGCTCCGCAAGGCGAACGAGGCCATCGCGCTCGAGTACACGGTGCCATTCCGGGTCCTGTCCCCTGACGTCGGTGGCGGCGGCGGCTCTCTCATCCAGTACTTGAACATCACGAACTGGAAAGAGAACACGATGAGCGAGGTCCGCAAGTGGCGCCGGGACCCGCTCCACATGATGTTCGCTCCCGTCCCTCTACTGGTCACCCAGATGGGCGGCCAGGCCCGCTCCCTGCTAGCGACCCCGGAGGTGGAGCAGGCGGAGAACAACATCATGGCGGGCATTGGCATCCCGCGCGAGTTCGTCTACGGCGGCCTGCAGTTCACCGGGTCGTCGGTGACGCTGCGGATGCTCGAGAACCAGCTCCTGAACGACCGCCGGGATCTGATCCGCCTGGCGAAGTGGGTCACGGATCGGTGCCGTCGGCACATGGGGTGGGGGCACGTCGGGGTGGACCTGAAGAGCTTCCGCTTCGTCGACGACGTGGCGCAGAAGGGCATGCTGTTGCAGGCGGACGCCCAGTACCAGCTCATGTCGAAGGGCACGGTGGCGGAGCTCTTCGACCTGGACCTCAAGCGCGAGGGCGAGCGCAAGGTCCAGGAGCAGATCGACGACATGGCGCTGCAGACGCGCATGGCCCAGAAGCAGCAGGAGACGACGGGGACGCTGCTGCAGCAGACCCGGGATGAGGCCTCGCAGATGGCCCAGCAGCAGGCTGGCCAGGGCCAGGCGTTGCCTCCCGAGGACGCCTTCATCACCATGGCACAGCAGATGGTCCCGCAGCTCCTGGCCATGGAGGAGGGTGACCGCCAGAGCCAGATGTACGGCTTGCGCGGCCAGTCCCTCGTGCTCTACTCCCTGGTGACCGAGATGCTCCAGGAGCAGGACCGCGCGGCGAAGCAGCAGGTCAGTAGCCAGGTGAAACAGGAGGCCGTGGCGCAATGAGCAGCAACCACCACCGGTTCAACGAGTCCTTCAAGTGGTCCGAGCACATGGCGACCGCCGGCTACAACGGCAACCCGTCCATTCCTCCGGACCACCCGCTGGCCAGGCTCTTCTCCGACGGGGCGCCCTCGGCTCCAGTCGGACCCGGGTTCGACCCGAAGACGTCCAAGGTGCGCTTCCGGCGCTTCGACCTGGACGACGAGGAGGAGCGCGAGGACCTGGAGAACATCCTGACGGACTGCATGCGCGGCCAGGGCAAGTTCCTCGACAGCCAGACCCTACACACCACCCCTGACGGCCGTGCGATCGTCACGATCTGCTGGGTCGAGTGGGAGGTCCAAACGGCGAAACGGCCCAAGGGTCTGGACGACGTCTGAGGAGAGGCAGGTCACGATGGCACTGAAACCCGACGTCGTTCTTCAGCCGCACCAGGAGTCGGCACGCACGCGGTTTCGCGCCAAGCCTGGCTTGCTGATCAACCACGGCCTGGGCTCCGGCAAGACCTTGACGTCGATGGCGCTGGCGGAGGATGTCGGCGGCCGCGCCCTCGTCGTCGTGCCAGCGTCGCTGCAGGCGAACTACCGGGACCAGTTGCAGAAGTTCGTCACCGAGGACCGACACGGCGACTACGACATCGTCTCCTACGACAAGTTCAGGGCGGACCCCGAGTCCTATCTCGACAAGGAGCCGTCCGTCCTGATCGTCGATGAGGTCCACCGCCTGCGCAATCCGGGTAAGAACCGGGACGCCATCGAGATGGCCCGCAAGCGCATCCCGCGCATGGTAGGGATGACGGCCTCGCTCGCCTCGAACACGCCGCTCGAGTCCGTACCCCTGATCAACCTCGTCGCCGGCAAGAGCGTCATCTCGCAGGCTAAGTTCAAGAGGGATCACATCGGCGAGATCGAGGTGAAGCCTGGCCTCGCGGGCCGACTGCTCGGCGCCGAGTCGGGCTATGTGCCGGTCATCATCAACCGCAAGGGCCTGCACGACAAGCTCGCCCCCTTCGTCGACAGGTACACGGGCAGCGACGCGTACCGGAAGTCGCTGCCTGGTCGCGTCGACGAGGTCGTCGAAGTGCCCATGTCGGCCCACCAGAAGGACGTCTACGAGGGCATCATCAACACGAGCCCGGCGCTGGCGTACAAGATCCGGCAGAACCTCCCGCCGAGCAAGAAGGAGCTCAAGGACCTCAACGCCTTCCAGACCGCGGCGCGTCAGGTCATGAACGCCACCGAGCCGTACGTCGACGTCCGCGAGGGCCAGGACCTGCCCTCGATGTCGCCGAAGCTCCAGCGCGTCGCGGACGACCTGGCGGCACTGGCGAAGGACGACCCCAACTTCCGCGCCGTCGTCTACAGCAACTTCCTCGATGCGGGTACGCGCCCCGTGCTGCGCGCCACCGAGACGGCCTCCGGCCTGTACGAGGGCTCGGTGTCCCAGAAGGAGCGCCAGAGGGTCCTCGCGCGCTACCACTCCGGCGAGGCCCCCGTCCTCGGGCTCAGCCCGGCGGGTGGCGAGGGTCTCGACCTGAAGGGCACCAAGATGATGGCGGTGCTCGAGAGTCACTGGAACCCCGAGGTCACCAACCAGGCCATCGGCCGCGCCATCCGCTACAAGTCCCACGATCACCTCCCCGAGGACGAGCGCTCTGTCATCGTCCGCCAGTATCGGTCGGTCTACCCCGACTCGTGGCGCCACCGCATCTCAGGCCGCCCCACGTCCATGGACGAGTACATCGCCACTCGCGCCCAGGAGAAGGCCACCTTCAACGAGGACTTCATGAACGCACTCGACTCCAAGCCGCGCTCCCGCGGCGTCAAAGCCGCCTTCAAGGTCGCGGGCATCCCCGAGATGGCCGCGCGCCTGATGGACAGCGACCTCGTCAACTCCAACAGCCTCGGCTACTCCCTGCTCCGCGCCGCCCCCGGCGCCGCCCTCAGCGTCGCCAGCCTCGGCCTCGGAGCTGGCGTGGCCAGCAGTGAGGACCCCAACGCCCCGCCCCAGTACCGAGCCCAGGGCATGCTCGGCGCGGGCATCGGCATGGGACTGGCGGGCGCCTTCGCCCCCGCCGTGCTCAAGTCCATCGCGCTCCGTCCAAAGGGACTGATGCTGAACGCAGAGGGCATCGCGGCCGCCCCGCTCGGCGCCCGGGGCCGGGCGCTCCACCTGGACCCGGCGTTCCTCGACGCGCCGATTCACCCGTCGCACCCCCTGTCGTGGCGCGGGATGCCCTCGGTGGCGGAAGAGCTGGAGATGAACGGTGGCCGGACCGACAGGCTCCCTGTGACCGGGAACACGGTGCTCGACCTCATGGGCCGGCTCCAGGGTGACCGGCCTCACATCGACGGCCGCCTGCCCTGGACGGGCGAGAACGCCTTCGACGGCGTCAGGCCGTGGGAGGGGGAGCGCCTCCCTGCCGGCGCTCTGGGCGCAGACCTGGGCGACTACGGCGCGGAGATCCCTGTGCTCGGCACGTACGGCGACAGGCGCACGATGTCCGCCGCCTACAACACCTCGCGGCGCCAGACCGAAGCGGCCGTCGACGCCGCACGAGCCGCCATCGCGAACGCTCCCGAGGGCGCTGACCTGGCCTCGCTCCAGGACGCCCTGGACGAGGCGGAGAGCTCCCACACCCCAGGGGTCTGGTCCTCGGACGCTACGAAGGCCGTCATGGAGACCAACCCAGAGACGGCCCTCGGCGTGGGCGGCCAACTCGCGAGCCTGGCTGCCAGTGGCCTCGCAGGCATCGGCGGCTGGTTCGGCGGCAAGGCCCTCGGCCGAGCCCGGGCTGAGCGAGGCGAAGGGACCTAAAGAAAAGCACCCCCACCCCCGGAGGGGCGGGGGTGGGGGTGCTTTTCTTTCTAGACCGGCGCGGGCGCCGGCGTCGTCGTCGTCGTCGCCGGGCCGGCGGGGCCGGCGGGGGCGGCTGCGGCTGCGGCCGCAGCCGCAACCACCGCCCCCGCCGCCGCCGCCGTCAGGCGACGACGCCGACGCCTGACGGCGACGACGGCGACGGTGGTTGCGGCGACGACGGCGACGGTGGTTGCGGCGGCTACCGCGACGACTACAGTTCGCTTTTCCATGGTGTCCTCCTGTCCCCGAAGGGACATACGGGCGCCGCCTGGAATAGCGACGCCCCACCTTTCACCCTGTCCAGCACCCGACGACATGTCGAGCGCCTCCAGGGCGGACTTCCAGACCATCTAGGTCCTTCAGTCAAACTCTTATGCCAGTTTTGTCCCGCCATTTGACACTTTTCAGTGCCATCTAAAAGAGAGTCACCCATCACACGCTCCGCGGACGACGCGGGCAGTGGTTGTTTGGGTGCGCTCTTCTGCCTTGGGGTGTCGGCGCCAGCCCCTCTACGCCACGCGTGTCGTCCACGCGTCTTGTAGTCCCTGCCATTTTTCTAAGCGCCAGCAGGCGGCGCGTGGCATGCGTTTCATCATGCCTCCTGTTCTGATGCTCGTTGCCTTCATGTCGGTGGCATCATCGCCGACAGGGGGAGCCGTACGCCGGCAGCGGTCCAGTCATGACGCTCGGCATGGCTGGGGCTGGGTGGTTATTTGTTACCGCGCCGGCCACCGGGCGCGTGGAGTCAGGCTCATGGCCCCTCCTGTGACGCGCCCCCGGCAGGGGGAGCGCGGTAACTTCGCTGTCTGCCTCGGCCTGCCCCGAGGTGGGTCTTGTTTACGCCTGGGCGCCGACCCTATGTCGTCCAGGACCCAGGCACTACTTCGGGAATCGAACCCGACTCGGAGCGAACAGCTCCGGCGCTCCAGCGCAGTGCGTAATGTGGGGGTATAGCAGAGGACATGCTATAGTCTACACCCCTCACACAATCTCTTATGCCTACTTTATACCTCATTATTGCAATCTAAAAGAGGGCGCCACTGCGCCCTCATGAACCCGCGCGGAGAGCCCTATGTGGGCTCCGCCTGCGCGGCCTCGGCGGCCGCGGACACCAGGACGGCGTCCTCCGGCGCGCCGGGCTCGACGCGCGCCCACCCGCGCGTCGCCGAGGCGGCGCGCAGGGCCGACCGCTGTCGGTGCTGCTCGGCCGCAGCACCGATGACGATCCCCGTCCCGAGGGCGCCGAGAACCGCGGCGACGCCCCCTACCACGAGGGCCACTACCGAACCGATCGGTCTATCCATACCCGGCCCTCCTTCGGCCAGGTGCGACCGCGGCATGCGGTCACTGTTCAGAGGCTTGTACCAACACGAGGGGTGTTGCCGACGGCCGCATCAGGGCCTTGTTCCGTGAGGCCGCCTCATCTAAAGAAACGCCCCCCCGGAGGAGAGGGTGGCGTTTCCCCCGCCGCCCCGTCGGGCGACAGTGGGACCGAGCGTCCAGCGCTCGCTTCGAGACAGGGCCTCTCTTCCCTGCCTCGGGCCTCCCTGAGGCCCAACACCCCCTCCGTCGAGGGGGTCGGCCCTGCCACGTCTGACAGGGCCGGACGACCGTCGCCATCGAGAAGACGCACCCCGCGAGCTCGTCCCGGGGAAGGAGATTCCACCGACCTCCTGGGGTGCGTCTTGTCGACGGCGGCGAGACTAATTGCCTCGCTCATACTCTTATACCTGTCCAGATGCGATGATTGGCACTACCTGCTAAAAGAGAGCGACGGGGCAGAAGCCCCGCCGCTCTCCTCCGCCTACGCCGCCCGCCTCCTGACGGCGACGTAGGCGCCCACGGCCCTTTGAGGCACGTGGGGCCCGCCCGCTCGGGGCGGGCAATACCGGCGCCAGACGAGTCTGGCGCCGGCGAATTTCTGGGCGGCGTCGAGGGTGCTGAACACCGCGACGCCGCCCGGGGCCTGGACGCAGTACAGAATCATGACGGCCTCCTTGGCCTCCGGCGAGTTCGACAGCCCCATGCTGTCGTCCCATCTCGCCGGGTGTGTCAAAGCCTTATGCCACTCGACTGAGACAGCGGCAGGACGTACAGTAAGCGAGGAGCGCGTTCTTGCCACGGGAGATCATCGATGGGCGACTGGGGATTCACGAAGCTGGCCGAAGAGGTGCGACGGCTTGTCCAGGAGACGCAGGCCGAGACTCCCGAGGGGGAGGGGCCGGCGTTCCACGGTAAGATCAGCGACATCAAGGGGCTGCGCTCCGTGCTGGCCCCGGCGTCCGAGCGACGCGATGCCATCCGCAAGCAGGCCGTGGCCTCGATGTACAACGTCTTCCCGATCAAGGGGACGAACTACGACGTCACCGTGCACGACGTCAGGGTCGACGCGGCCGACTACACCCTCGAGGACATGAAGGAGGCGGTGCTGGCCCGCAAGTCGCTGACCGAGCCCATCAAGGCCACGGTCCGCATCACCGACAAGGCCTCCGGCAGGGTACTGGACGAGCAGAAGAAGACGCTCGGCCACCTGCCGTTCATGACGGACCACCACACCTTCATCCTCGACGGGAACCCGTACGCCCTCTCGAGTCAGTTGCGAGTCAAGCCGGGGGTGTACACCCGGATGCGCAGCAACGGGGACCTCGAGAGCGCGTTCAACCTGGGGCGCGGGGCGAACTTCCGCCTGTTCATGGACCCGATGCGCGGCGTCTTCCACATCCAGTACGGGGCGACCAAGACGCCCCTGTACCCGATCCTGGTCGCACTCGGCGTGCAGGAGTCGGTCATCGCGCAGGCGTGGGGCAAGGACCTGGCGGACGCCAACCGCGCGGCATCCCGCGGCAAGGAGCGCCTCGCCCTGGCGACGCTCTACGCCAAGGTCGTCCCGATGTCGAAGCGCTCGAAGGCCCCCAGCGAGGCTGACATGGTGGCGGCCATCCGGGAGGCGTATGGCAACACCGTGCTCGACCCGGCGGTGACCAAGGCCACGCTGTCCATGGCGGTCTCCTCGGTGACGCCCCTGGCCCTGCTGGCCGCCAGCAAGAAGATCCTCGGCGTCTACAACGAGACCGAGCAGGAGGACGACCGCGACGACCTCCAGTTCAAGACGCTGCACACCCCGGACACCTTCGTCAAGGAGCGCATCGAGAAGGATGCCGCTCGGGGTGTCCTGCTGCGGAGCCGCTTCAAGCTCAACCGCACCGCCGACCCGAAGGTGAAGGACGTCCTGCCTTCGGCGCCGTTCTCCGGAGCGCTTCGGAGCCTCATCACCCAGAGCTCCCTGGCGCAGGCCCCCAGCCAGATCAACCCTGTCGAGCTCATCGATGGCGCGGTCAAGGTCACCAGCCTCGGCGAGGGCGGCATCTCCTCGCTGCGCTCGGTCCCCGAGTCCACGAGGTCGCAGCACGCCAGTCACCTCGGCATGCTCGATCCGGTGCGCACTGCAGAGTGCTACGACGACCAGACGGAGGTCTACACGCGCGCGGGGTGGGTGCGCTGGCCTGACGTCGATGAGAACGCGGAGTTCGCCTGCCTCATCGACGGCCGCCTGGCGTTCCATCCGCCCCTGCGCCTGATCTCCGCGCCCTACGACGGTGAACTGCTGTGCGTGACGACGAGTCGGCGCGTCGGGTACGCGGTTACGCCCAACCACCGCCTCCACGTTCGGCCCACGGACCTGCGCGGCAATGCGTCGTGGCGCATTGTCACCGCGGACGTAGCACACACGCGCGCGGGGTGGCAGTACCAGATCGGACACGAGCCGCTGGAGGGGGACGGGACTACGGAGTTCCACCTTCCGGCCGTCACGCAGACGCTGGTCTCGGATGACGCCGCCGGGAGTCGGGCTACGCTCGGCACACGCCGCCTGGCGACACAGGCAGCGCCGCCGATCCCCCTCGAAGTGTGGGCGGAGTTCCTCGGGTGGTACATCTCCGGGGGCAACACGGTGTACAAAAGTGCGGGGATGGATTCTCGGTACGCGGTCAGGATCACGCAGCGTGAGAGCGCCAACCCCGCCGAGTGCTCGCGGATTGAGGCCCTGCTCGACGCCCTCCCGTGGACGTGGTCGAAGTACGCCGACGCGTACTCCATTCCTTCCAAGCAGCTCGCTGAGTACTGCCGCCGCTTCGGCCGGTCGGTGGACAAGTTCCTCCCGTCAGAAGTCTTCACCTGGCCGGTCGCTGCCCGTGAGCGCCTCCTGTCGGCGCTCATGGCCGGTGACGGGCGCACGTACTCCAAGCGCAAGGTCGGGCACAGTTACACGGAGGCGGTATACAGTACCGTGAGTCCCCAGCTCGCACGGGATGTCGAGGCGCTCGCCATAGGCCTCGGGAGCGCCGTGAGCATCACGACGCAAGTCGACAACCGGGAGGAGCGGTACCGGGACGTCTACGACGTCAGGGTCATCCAGGCGAAGGTAGCACCGGTCCGGACACGCAGGCACATGACGCGGCCTGACGGGAGTCGCGGCTACGTGGCGAACGCGGCGTTCACGACGCTCGACTATCACGGCACGGTGTACTGCGCTACGGTACCGGGAGGGCTCCTGTACGTCCGCCGGGGTACGCCCAGCGGCCACTGGAACGGGAACTCGGGCGCGGTCGGCGTCGACCTGCGGTCGGCGTCCTACCTGCACGTCGACGAGCGCGGCAACATGTACACGCCGCTCATCAACGTCCGCACGAAGAAGGTGGAGCTCGTCTCGGCCGCGACGATGAGCAAGAGCAAGGTCGCGTTCGAGGGGACGGACCTGAAGAAGACGCGGGTCCCGGCGATGGACGGCGGGCAGGTCCGCGACGTCCTGTCGAAGGACGTCGCCTTCATGCTGCCGTCCACCCTGTCGAAGCACTCCCCGTCGAGCTCGCTCGTGCCGATGATGGGGGGCTCCCAGGGCAACCGCCTCATCATGGGCAGCAAGCATCAGACCCAGGCGGTGCCCCTGAAGCACCGCCAGGCGCCGCTCGTCCAGGTGGCCGCCGGTGATGGCACGTCCATGGAGGCCAAGTTCGCCGAGTGGCACATCCCCAAGGCCCTCGAGGCGGGCACCGTCCAGAAGATCGACATGAGCCGCGGCCGCATCATCATCGCGCCCAAGAGCGGCGGAGACCCCGTGGCCTACGAGTTCGCCAACAACTACCCACTGGCCAGCAAGACCCGACTCCACCATGACGTCACGCTCAAGCCCGGCGATACGGTGACGAAGGGCCAGGTCCTGGCCGACAGCAACTTCACCCAGGGCGGGGTGATGGCCAACGGCCGGAACCTCCACACGGCCTACATGGCCTACCACGGCCTGAACAGCAACGACGCCTTCGTCATCTCCGAGAGCGCCTCGGAACTCCTGACGTCCGAGCACATGTACCGAGAGACCCTGAGCCTGCAGCGCGGGGTCGAGACGAGCGTCGAGATCCACAAGCGCCACTTCGGCTCCCGCTTCCCCGCCACCGCCTATGGCAACCTGGACGCGGACGGGGTGGTCAAGAGCGGCACCGTCATCAAGACCGGCGACCTCATCGTCGCCGCCGTGGTCAAGCGGACGCCCTCGGCCGAGGACGCCATGCTCGGCCGCCTGAACAAGTCCCTCGTCAAGCCCTACGGCGACGCATCGATCACCTGGACCCACGGCGGCGACGGCAGGGTCACTGAGGTCCACAAGTCGAAGAGCTCGGTCACCGTTCTGGTGTATACTGAGGAAAAGATGAAGGTCGGGGACAAGCTCTCTGGCAGGTTCGGCAACAAGGGGGTCGTCTCGAAGATCATCCCCGACGACCAGATGCCACGGGATGAGTCCGGCAGGCCTATCGAGTTGATCGCGACGTCCGCGGGCGTGGTCTCGCGCATCAACCCTGCCCAGGTCCTCGAGCGGGCGTATGGCAAGGTGGCGCTCAAGACGGGGCAGCCGATCCTGGTCGACCAGTACCCGAAGCACAGCATGGTGGAGCACGCCACCGCGCTGCTGAAGGAGCACGGCGTCAAGGACAAGGAGACGCTCTACGACCCCATCTCGGGCAGGTCGGTGCCAGGCATCGCGGTCGGGCCGACGTTCCAGATGAAGATGTTCAAGTCCACGGACACGAACTTCTCGACGCGGTCCACGGGGTCGTACGACGTCAACGAGCAGCCAACCAAGGGCGGCGAGGCGGGCGCCAAGAGCATCGGCCGTATGGACTTTTACGCCCTGGTGGGTCACGGCGCGACGAACCTGCTCAAGGAGAGCGCGTCGATCAAGGGCCAGCGCAACGACGAGTACTGGAAGCGGGTCCAGATGGGACTGCCCGAGGGCCCCGTGAAGACCCCCTTCGCCTGGAGCAAGTTCCAGTCGATGTTGACTGGCGCCGGCATCAACGTGACGAAGAAGGGCAACACCCTGACCCTGGCTCCGCTGACGGACAAGGACGTGATGGCGCTGGCGCCACGAGCCATCCAGAACGCTGGTGTCGTCAAGCCGAAGGTGACTCGCGAGGGCACGCAGGTGGTCCCGGAGACGGGTGGCCTCTTCGACCCGGTGGCGACAGGCGGCGTGTCCGGAACGAAGTGGAGCCGCATCGACCTCGTCGAGCCTGTGGTGAACCCCATCTTCGAGGACACGGTCAAGACGCTGACCGGGATGGGAGGCAAGGAGTTTGACGCCTTCCAGCACGGAGCTGGCGGCCACGAGATGCGCAAGCGCTTGAACGCCATCGATCTGGACGACAAGAGCGCGGAGCTGGAGGCGTCCATCAGGAGGAACCTGCGCGGGGGTCCCGGCAGGGAGGCGCTGGTCGACCGCGACGTCAAGACGCTCAAGTCGGTCCGGGCGCTGAAGAAGATGGGCATGCAGGCCGGGGATGCCTACGTCATCTCCACGGTGCCGGTCGTGCCTCCTGTCATGCGCGGGGTGGTGTCGGGGACGGGCGGGGCGGTGATGGTGTCGGACGCGAACTTCCTCTACAAGGACCTGCTGCTGACCAACAACGCCATCCGTGACATGCCGCAGGAGCTCCGGGCCATCGAGGACATGAGCGACCATCGCCGCAACCTGTCCGCCGCAGTCGCGGCCGTCGTGGGCACCGGCGACCCCATCAACGACAAGACGAAGGCGCGGGCCGTGCGCGGGTTCATGCAGCAGGCCGCCGGCATCCGGAGTCCGAAAGAGGGCTACTTCCAGAGCCGGCTCATCAAGCGGCGCCAGGACCTGTCGGGTCGCGGCACCATCGCTCCGGACCCGAGCCTGGGCATTGACTCGGTCGGTCTGCCGGAAGAGATGATGTGGACGCAGTTCAAGCCGTTCGTCATCAAGAACCTGGTCAAGCGGGGCTACTCAACCAACGACGCCCTCCGCATGGTCGACGAGAAGCACCCGACGGCGAAGATCGAGCTCCTTGAGGAGGCCAAGCGGCGCCCCATCCTGATGAACCGGGCCCCGACGCTGCACCGCTACAACATGGTCGCGGCCTACGCCACGCCGGTCGACGGCAAGACCATCTTCATCAGCCCCTTCTACGAGAAGTTGGGCAACGCGGACTACGATGGCGACGCCATGCAGGTCCACGTCCCGGTCACGGACAAGGGCATCGCGGACGCCAGGCGCATGACCATCAGCGCCCTGGCCATGCACGACGGGAGCAAAGGCGTCGCCATCGCAACTCCGCAGCACGAGGCGATCATCGGCACGTACATGGCGACCAAGCCGATGCTGCCCGGCCCTGCGCGCGCCTTCAAGACGCGTGGCGATGCGCTGGCCGCCTACGGGCGGGGCGAGATCAAGATCAACTCCCCCATCACGGTGGATAAGACAACCCAGACGGCCATCGAGGCCCCGGTGACCGTCTTCCCCGCCGCGGGGACCGGCAAAGCGCACTGACCCCTGGAGGTTCGCATGAACGGTGTCAACGACTGGATCGCACGCGTGGAGGCCGGCCGCCAGGCGCACCCCTCGGTGCTCATGAACCGGCCTCAGGGTCGCCGCGAGGACCCCGTCACATGGGGGGCCTCAACGCACTACGGCGACAACGCCCTGGGACGCAACGGCATGGGCGCGCGCAAGCAGGCGGCCGCGGAGGAAGCGGAGGAACCGAGCCGCTGGGCCGGCGCCTGGCGCGGGCTCAAGGGCGGCCTCCGTGGCGGCGCTCTCGCGGGGGGGCTCGCTGGCGCGGGCTCGGGTCTCGTCCACAGCATCGCCGAAGGAGACGCGGGGAGTGCTCCCGCCTACGCACTGTTCGGTGGCCTCGGCAGCGGCATCGTTGGGGGTCTCGCAGGCATGGGATACGGGGCCATCCTGGGCGCGGGCTACCCGGACCCTGCCGCGGAGAAGGACCTGCCGTGGTACAGGAGCCCCGCGGTCGCGGGTGCCGTGCTTGGGACGGGCATCGGAACCGCTCGGGGCGTGAAAGGGCTGCTCGACAAGAAGCATGACTGGGGGGCCGCTGCCGAGGGCGCAGCACTGTCCGGCGCGATCGCCGCCGGCGCTGGCTTGGGCGTCAGTAAGGCCAACGAGCGCTACCTCGCCCAGCAGGCGGAGAAGTCTGCCTTCGTGGGCGCGGTCGCCCGCAAGCTCGTCTCCAGCCTCGGCGGGAGGGCCCTGGGGACTGCGGGCGCTCAGGGGGCCGCTGCCGTCGGCGAGGGCCTGGCGACCAAGGCGGCCCCGAGCCTGCTCCGCAAAGCCACCGCCCCCGTGCTCTCGGCCGCGTCGCTCGGCTCGTCCATGGCGACGATGCGCCCGACGGCTGCCACCTTCGCTCCGGTGAAGTACTGATGGCCACTCGCGACAACAACAAGCACACTACGCTCGGCCGTCTGCTCATCAACGACTCGCTGCCGCCGGAGCTCCGTACGGATGAGCAGCTCGGCAAGAAACAGATCAACCGCATCCTGTCCAGCGTGGCCAGGAACACGCCCGAGCAGTACGGCTCGGTCGCCCAGAACGTGAAGCGGTCGGGCGACTACGTTGCCACGCTGGCCGGGCTCAGCGTCGGCCTTGAGGACGTCGCCCCCCAGCGTGCACGACGCGACCCGATCGTCAAAGACGCCCTCGGCCGCTTGCGCAAGGCCACGACGGACGCCCAACGGAGAGTCATCCTGTCGGAGGCGCAGGGCAAGATGATGAAGATCACGCCCGACCACCCATCGGACATGGCGCTGATGGCAGCCGCCGGCGGCCGCGGCTCCACGGCGCAGTTGATGCGCACGGTGGCCGCACCTGTCGCGGCCGCGGACAAGAACGGGGCGCCCCTGCCGTGGCTGATTCAGCGGTCGTACTCCGAGGGGCTCAGACCGGATGAGTCCTGGGTGGCCGGGATCGAATCCCGCAACCTCGCCATCCAGACGAAGGAGTCCGTGCAGGAGCCCGGCGCGTTCGGCAAGGTCTTGATCGCCAACATGAGCGACATGGTCATCTCGTCGGAAGACTGCGGTACCCGCAACGGCACCATCATGCACGTCTCCGACCCGCAGCTCGTCGACCGCGTCCTGGCCGCGGCCGCCGGTCCTGTTGCCGCCGGGACCATCGTCACCGCGCAGGTCGTCCGAGACCTGCGCAAGGCCGACGTCAAGGACGTCAAGGCCAGGACCCCCCTGACGTGCGAGATGGGCTCCGGCGTGTGCTCGGTATGTATGGGCGCCGACGAGTGGGGCAAATTGCCCCGTCTGAACACGAACGTCGGTGTCCGCGCCGCCCAGGCCATGAGCGAGCCCCTGACGCAGTTCGCCCTCTCCGCCAAGCACGGGGCGGGGACACTGAGTGGCGCCGGTAGGCCCTCCATGCAGGGCCTGACGGGCTTGAAGAACTTCCTCGACTTCCCGAAGTCGTTCTCTGACCGAGCGATTCTGACGAGCCGGACCGGCGTGGTCACCCGCGTGGCCAAAGCCCCCCAGGGCGGGTGGTACGTCGACGTCGACCGCGTCGAGCACTACCTGTCGCCGCGGACGCCTCCGACGGTTCATCAGGGGCAGCACGTGGACGTCGGCGACGTACTGTCCGAGGGCGTCCCGACGCCAGACGACGTCGTACGGCTCAAGGATATGGGGGCAGGCCGGCAGCACGTCGCCGACGTCGTGCACGGCATCTACGCCGCCCAGGGGGCGAACCTTGACAAACGCCACATGGAGCTGCTCGCCAAGAGCCACCTGAACTGGGTGCGCGTAGTCGACGACCCCGACGGCGACCTGCTGCCGGGCGAGATCGTGCCTTACTCCTCGACGATGAGCCGCTACGGCGAGAGCAACACCGAGATGGCCGTGCAGGCCGCCACGGGCAAGGTCCTGTCCGTGCCAGCGCTTCAGTACACGGCAGGCACCACCCTGACGCCGCAGATCGTGGCGTCGCTCAAGGGTGGCGGTGTGTCGAAAGTGCGTGTATACAATGGGAACCTCAGGACTCGTCCTGTCGTCAAGTCCCTTACGCGGAGCCCGCTGCTCGATGCGCGCTGGATGAGGCGGCTCGGGCACCGGTACCTGAAGAAGTCTCTTGTCGAGGGAGCGGCTGCTGGCGATGAATCATCGATCCACGACACAGACCCTATCGCCGCCTACGCTTACGGGGCGGAGTTCGGGGACAATCCCTCTGGCGTTGGCTATTGACCGTAGCCGCGGCAAGGAGGCAGGGATCGCGGACATGATGGCGCGGGTCAAGACCCTCGCGCAGGGGACGCGCCCCATGGAGCTGGTGGACCGGGCACAGTCGGCCCTCCGCGCGCTACCGGCGGGCAAGCAGCTCTTCGGCCGTGGTGCCCTCAGCCAGTTCATCCCAAAGTCGCAGCAGGTAGTCTCGCGCCTGGGCGCGTTCGACGACCACCTCTATGAAGCCAAGAAGATCGTGGCCGACTTCGAGAGGGCCGGCGTCCGGCCCCCGCCCGGACTGATCGGGCCCAACAACGAGGTGGACCTCGACCTGCTCCGCAAGCTGACCCCCTCCATGCCCGGCCTCGGCATCGGGGAGCGCATCACCCGGGCGGTGACGGGTGGACCGAAGGTCGACAAGCTGAAGGCAACTGCCACCGAGGCCGAGGCGCGCCTCGCTCAGTTCTCCAAGGCCGGGCCCCGAGACGCGTCCGAGGCCGCCACGCGCACGCACGCCGCGCAGTTGCGCCAGCTCGAGGCAGAGGCCGCGCAGGCACGCCAGCTCCACGAGATCAACGCCAGCGGCGTCTCGATGTCGCCGCAAGCCCTCTCGCAAATGCAGGCGATTCGGGCAGCCGGCCACGACATCTCGCCGCAGGAGTTCCAGCAGCTCGCCCGGGTCCGAGGCGACATCCGGTCGGGCGGCCGCGAGGCCAAAGACATGGTCATCGGCGAGGCGCCGCTGGAGGTCACGCGCCAGCGGTACATCCAGGGCGGCCTCATCGGTCCAGGCGGAGTACTGCTCGGGGACATGGCGCCGAACGTCGCTCTCCAACGGGTGGCGAAGAGGACGTGGGACGCGGCCAAGGCGGGAGACCTCGCGACCTTCGAGAAGGAGCTCAAACCCACTCTCGGCCGTGGCCTCGGCTACGCCCTCGGCGCCGGGTTCACGTACGGCATGATCCCGGGCAGCGCCAAAGACACCTACGACATGGCCCAGGAGTCAGGGGAGAGCCCTGGCAGGGCCGTGGCGGCCAACCTCGCGGGCTCGGTGCTGAACGTGGTCTCGTCGCCGCTCGGCATGGGACAGATGCTGCTCTACGACCCGGCCATGAAGCTCGTCAATCGCGGCTTCGGCACCAAGAGCTACGACGAGATGTCTCAGGCCGTGGCGAACCGGGCCGTGGCGCAGCAAGCGACTACCCGGGCGTCTGCGGCCACGTCCGCGTTTCCGGGGCGCGCCCGCGCGGCTGCACCACCCGCAACCGGGGCCCCTATGGCGCCGCAGGGCGCTGCGCCTACGCCCCCTATGCCCCTCCTTCGCGCACCCGGTGGTGCCGCCCCGGCCTATCCAGCGACACCCGCACCCGCCGTACCCCGGCCGTCGCTACCCACACCGCCTGTACTCGCGCCGCAGCGGCCGCCCACGTTGAGCGGCCCTCGGCCTGTTATTGTACCGCCACGTCAACCCATGTAGTATGGGCCCGGGCGTGAGCAGCGCTCGGTCCCCGACCCACAGGAGCACCCTCATGAGCAGCCTCTCCCTGACCAAGATCGCCTTTGCCCGCGGCGTTGCCAATTACCTCCAGGTGAACGGTCTGACGCGCTTCCCTGACGAGGCCCACATCAAGGCGGCCTCGACGTACGTCGCCGAGCGCGTGATGCGGGCCGACCCTCTGGACACCGCGTACACCCCCACGGATGCGCAACGCGTCGCCGAGGGGGTCTACAAGGTGAGCCAGGCGTACGCCAGGACCGGCAAGGTCGCGGCCGCCGGTGCTCCCGTGGCCGCTATCCGGACCCACGACGCCGCCTACGGCGACCTCATCCGGTGGGCGTACAAGACCGCCATGGACGAGAGCGACAACGGCGGCGGTCTCGTGGCGACGAGCCCCGAGCAGAACTCGCCGGCGAACGCCTCGACGCTACTGGGTCAGATCGAGAACAGCGAGCGTCCCGAGGGCTATGCGACCGTCCCGATGGGTGGCGCGAACATCCAGGACACCCCGTCGTCGGCGATCATCGGCACCGAGATGCCCGCCCCGGGCCAGGACGCCGGTACCGTGGCCGGTGGCGCCACCAACTCGCTGCAGCAGGTCTCCGACAAGGAGGCCCGCGCGCGGGGTCGCGCTCCCCTGTCCAGCCTCGAGCGCCTGCTGCGGAAGGTGGCCGAGGGTGAGAGCGACAACGGAGGCGGTCTCGTGGCGACGAGCCCCGAGCAGAACTCGCCGGCGAACGCCTCGACGCTGCTGGGTCAGATCGAGAACAGCGAGCGTCCCGAGGGCTATGCGACCGTCCCGATGGGTGGCGCGAACATCCAGGACACCCCGTCGTCGGCGATCCTCGGCACCGAGATGCCCGCCCCGGGCCAGGACGCCGGTACCGTGGCCGGTGGCGCCACCAACTCGCTGCAGCAGGTCTCCGACAAGGAGGCTGCTGATCGGCGCTTCCTGGCGCTCAGCGCTGAGATCCTCCCGTGGCTGCCGCGCAACCTGACGGCGGCCGAGAAGGTGGCCGAGTGCCAGGCGTACGTCAACGCGTCGCCGTCGGCGCGTCTGCTCCACCGGAGCCTGCGCGCTCAGGAGTCCAAGCAGGCCTCGGCGCGCTCGCAGTACTGACGCGGCCAGGATCGGGCGACACTCACGGTTGATGAGGGCGTTGGCACCCGCTCGCGCCCTGGACCAGCAGGAGACCTACGATGTCCTTCGGAACGCCCGCCCCCGCGCCCGTGGCTGCACCCGACCCGCAGACCCTGTTCAAGGAGCGCTTCGCGCAGATGGCGCACGACAACCTCGCGTCGCGTCTGCCCGACGTCTCCGACCGCATCTCGGCCTTCGAGGTGCTGGACGTGGACGAGAACACGGGCCAGGCCGTGGGTGTCTTCGCCTTCACGGCGGGGAACTCCGAGGTGCACATCCCGGTCATCCTCTCCGGGATTCAGATCGAGCCCATCGATGTCATGTACCTGCCGGACTCCCGGCAGTGGCTGCCGCTGACCCCGAAGTGGGTGGAGTTCCTGGACTCCGTCGACGCGAACTACCTCGGCAACGCCCGCAAGGCGCCCACGGGCCTCCAGACGGACATGGACATCCGCAACGTCATGGTGCCGCCGATGACCGGGCGGTACAGTTACGCGTCGGCGAACGGCTGCCTGCTCGACTATCTCCGCCGCGCCGGCAACCGTGCCCGCAAGCACGCGGTGGCCGTGATGACGGCTCGGCCTACCCTGGCCAAGCTGGCGTTTGACCTGTACGGCGTCGCGGAGCTCACCGAGGCGGTGCGGCACCGCGAGCCACCTCCTGCTGTCGAGAAGATCGCCTTCTACGACGGGGACTCCGACTGGGGTGAAATGGCGACGGCCTTCGGCCAGCACGCCCCGCGGGCGATGTCCCAACTGACAGCGCTCGGGTACGCGGTCCTTGACCGGCGGCCCCGGACGAAGACCGCGGTGTACGTCGAGACCCTGTCGCGCCGCATCACGCCGAACGAGCCCGGCGTCTACCGCCTCTATCTCAAGGACCGGAGGAGCCGCCTGGCGCTGATCATCCCCGCGCCTCAGGAGCTCTCCAGGACCACCCGGTACGGCACTACGCCTACGCGCGTGACGACCCCGCCCGTCGACATCTGGGAGACGCGTCCGACGTCTCCGTCGGAGAACGTCACCTACCTCATCTACACGCAAGATGGGGAGGCCGAGCAGGTGCGAGGGCCGATTCTGGCGCGACCGGTCGAGCGCGAGGCGGCCAACGTGGCCGCCTGGCTGGCGGAGGTCTTCGCGCGCAACGACCCGCCAGCGCCTGGTCGAGGCACGTTCCTCCGCTTCAAGGACGGCCGTCTCCAGGCCACGACGCTGATCAAGATCGTGAACGTGTCCGACCTCGGCGACGGGGAGAAGCTCATCAAGGCATACTCGAACTCAGGCGGCCAGACCTACATCCGCATGGGGCCCTCGTACCGCTACAAGCAGATCTCGGTGATGTCGGCGGGCGAAGGCGCGGACGTTTGGGGCGGCGGCGGCAGCGACAGTGCCGAGGTGCGCATCCCCGACACCTACTGCTGGGTACCTGTCAAGGACCTCGACGCCGCGCTCGTCGTGCGGACGGCCAACGACGTCGTAGGCGTCGCGGCGGCCGACCCGAAGATGGCCACAGCCGTGGTCGTGCGCGTCGTCCACAACGCCGGTTCGTACCGAGTCAACGGCTCTTCGGTCGGGTCCCGCGCGAAGGCCGCTCACGTCCTGCTCCGGGACTTCGGACTCTCGGTGGTGTCGGCCGAGAACATGCTCAAGCGCGCGGCGGTCGAAGGACAGGCCGAGGCAGCCGCGATGGACTCCGCCCAGCTCGCGGCCGGCGACCAGGCCGGTGTGGTCGGCGGCGACCCCGGCATGGACCCGTCGATGATGGACCCGGCCACGATGGATCCATCGATGATGGACCCCTCGATGACGGCGCCCGACCCGACGGCGATGGCGCTGCAGTCTGCTCAACAGGAGGTCATGACGCTGATCCAGATGCAGCAGCAGGAAGTGACGCGTCGCCTCGAGGAGCAGCAGCGCATCCTTGCGGCGCAGCAGGAGGCCATCGACCTGGTGATGCAGCGTAGCCAGGAGCTCCTCGGCGGTGCGCCACCGATGGACCCGCTGAGCGCGTCCATGATGTCGCAGCAGCTCACCGACCAGAACATGGCCCAGGCGCCCCCTGCGGGCCTGGGTGGCGGCGCGGCGTACGCTGACGCCGGACCTTCGCCTGAGCCGGTGCCTGAAGGGTCCTTGGCGGCCGGGGCTCCGACGCTCGGTGCTGGCGACGTCCCGGTCGGGCCCTCGACTGGCATGCCGTCAGGCATGCCCGCGGACATGGGCCCTGGCCAGCCGGCGGGCCTTGGTCCGAGCTCCGGCATGTCCCCCGTGCCCCCGAGCACGCCGGAGGATGTGGCTCAGGCCGCCCCCGGGGCGCTGGACGCGAGCATGCTCGCGTCCATGGCCACCAGCGAGGGCCTCGAGTCCCTCGGCGTGGACTACCTGCCGCAGCTCCGGGAGGCAGTGTCGATTCTGGCCCGCACCTTGACGGACCTTCGCATCAAGGCTCCTACGCTGCGCGACCAGCTCGGCGACAGGGCCTACGAGGAGCAGGTCGAGCGCCTTCGACGGGGTCTCACGAACCTCGGTCCTCTGACCCTGGACCTCCACAGGAACGCGCTGCTGTTCCGCGGCTCCGGCGCGACTGCCGGCGACCAGGACTCGGTGCACGACTCGGTGTAAGCTGGCATGGCGGTTCCACGGCACAGATACGAAGCGCTACTGGCCCTCTCCGGCCGGGGCGCCGACGTTTGGCCCGCCGACCCGGTGCTCGACGCCATGCTCCGTGCGGCCCGGGGAGACCGGCTCGTGCCGGGTGAAGTGCTGCACTGCATGTCCCTGGCGCAGTCAGCGCTCAAGAGCGCGATCGTCGACGCCTTCTTGCTCGCGGGAGCGACGAGCGCCGACCTTCGGATATCGCTGGGCGTCGACCCTGACGTCGCCGATCTCTATCGGACGTACGTCTTTGACACGGCCGTATTCCGAGACGTGCTCGACCGCTACGAGTACGTCCACGCCATCAAGCGCCGTGCCGACGCGGCAACATGCGACAGCGACCGACACGCGCTGGAGGAAGCGTACAAGTGGGCGTGGTGGGGCCTGAGCCACGGCCTGCAGTACCTGAAGCTCCGACTGAACGCGGACGCGGAGGTCCTGTCTACCGCGATGGTGAACAGGGTCATCAACATGGCGTACCTCCAGACGGTCGACGCGTTCAACGGCCGCAGTCCAGCCGAGGCCCGTAGCTGCGCGGGGACCTTCCTCGCGGCGGTGCGTACGGGGGCAGCACTTGTCGACACGGAAAAATCCGGCAAGATGTCGAGTGGGAAGTGGTACTGTCAACGCCAGCCGAGAGCGAGGCGGGCACAGGTCCGCCACTGCAGCTCGATACGGCGTCCATCCTCACGTAGAGGCACAGGTTCATGAGCATGCACGACACGATGGTGGAGACGTCCCGGAGGGTCATCGACGCGTTCGATGCGAAGGGCATCCCCCTGACCGACGGCGTGATCAAGGAGGCTCGGGAGCTAAATTTTAGCCCCGAGCAGACGGAGAAGCTGCTGCAGTTCGTCAACGTCGGCGCCCACCTGCGCAAGTTCTCCGCGGCCACCGGCCCCGACCGCGTGGTGGAGTTTGACGTCGCTCAACCCTCCGAGGTCATGGCCGCGCTCTTTCCTGCGCGCCTCGCCGTCAAGGCTGCGGCCGCGCCGCTGACCAGCGTTGACAACTTCGACGCGTCCTACGACTACTGGGGGCCCGCGCCCAAGGCGAGGCGGCGCTCCAAGGTCGCAGGGGACGGCGGCATGGACGACGACGACGACTGCGAGGACGACTGCGAGGTCGACTACGGAGGTAGCGACGACGACGACGACGACGACGAGGGGGAGGAGGAAGGCGCCGAGGAGTCCACGGCCGCCGACTACGCCCCGGTGGACGAGGCGGCGTTCCGCCGTCTGCTCGACTCCGCGTCCAAGACTGCTGCGGACCTCAAGAACGCCGCTCACATCGCGTCCTTCCGTTACGAGGACGCGGTCGGCGTCCTGGTCACGGCCGTGAGCCGCGGGGCTATCTCGTCAGAGAAGATGGCGCAGGATCTCCACGCGCTGCACGGCCGGGCGGGGGTGGAAGTGGCCGGCGCCGTTTTCAAACGCCTGCGCCAGGAGCACCTGCCGAGCAAGACGGCGTCCCTGGCGCCCTCCGCGGGCGTGGTGTTGTCCCACCCGACCCACGGGCTCATGCAGGCGGCGGTTGCCGCAGCGGATGACCTCCTTGTGAAGGTCTCGGCGTGGCAGTACCACCACGGCCAGGTCAGGCAACTCGCCGTGAAGTTGGGGTACCGCTGATGCGTGGACTCGGCCGCACCATCCTGGACCTCGCGCACGACCGACCCGTGGCTGCGACTGCGGCTGCGGCCGGCGCAGTGGCTGTGCCCGTGGGCGTCTCTACGCTCGTGGGTGCCCCGGGGCAATCTCGTGCGGCCTACGACGACGACGCCTTCCACGTCCAGGAACAGGCGCGACTGATGAGCCAGCCCTCCAACACCGAGGAGCCCCACATGCGACGCCTACCCTCCCCCGCGGCCTACTACAAGTCGGGCTGCGTCCTCGACAAGCTCGCCGCCCCGAAGCCCGCCTCCGGGGGCAAGAGCATGCTGTTCGGCGGCATCCAGAGCCTCCTCGACGAGGTCTTTGGGCCCGCCTCGCGCACCCCGACCGCCCGGGAGATCCTCGGGCACGGCTCGGTGCAGGACGCGCTCCGGGCGACGACCGGCTCGGTGAGCCGCCCGTTCTCCCAGGCGGTTGAGCCCGCGGTCCACGACGTCCTGGACGACGGCATCGTGCGCTCCTTCGTGTCCAACATGCAGCACTCGGTCCCGGAGCCCTTCTCCCGAGACGGGTACGGCACACACCCTGAAGTCGCGCGCAGGCGACTCCGGGCAGCAGCCGCGGCGGGGGTGGCGGGCGCCCGACAGGAGCTCGACAAGCTCCTCAGCCAGGAGCCGGGTCTGGCGAACGCCTACGCCACGGCGCACCAGGAACTCAGCGGTATGCTCAACCCTCAGCAGGACGTCCGAGACGCCCTCGGCCACGTGGTCAGCGCGGTGGACGCGGGCGTCGTTGGCGCTGACAAGCAGCTCCACGAGATCCTGTCCCAGAACCCAGACCTGGCCCAGGCGTGGGCGGGTGCTCACATGGACGCCTCCGCGCCGAACGCCGGCAGGCGCTACGGCCTGCCGGCGGCGCTGGTGGGAGGCGGCCTCGCGTTGGGTCTGGCAGAGCCCATGATGGAAGTGGCCAGGCCCACCGCCGAGTCGTTCGGCACGCGCCTCGCCGACCGCTTCGCGCCGCGGCCGGACGACGGGGCAGCGCAGTTCAACGAGATGCTCAGGACGGACCCGATGCTGTCGCAGGCCTCGCCCGAGGAGCGCCTGCTCATGCACAAGGCGTACGGCAGTATGCGCTCCGTGGCGCCCACGCTCGCGCAAGACCCGTTCGCGTCGCAGAACTACCTCCGGACCATCATGTCCACGGGCGCAGGCCCCGACTACGCCACCATCGGCCAGCTCGCTCGCGTCGAGCGGGACCTCACCAAGGACTGACCCATGTCCGAAGAAGACTTCAACCTGTTCCTGGCCAACGTCCTGGCCTCCGTCCACGGGGCGGGCAAGGTGGCGTCCCTGATGCGGCGCCCCATCAGCGAGGTCTACGCCGCGAAGCTGTCGGCCTACTACGGCCAGCCGGTCTCGCCCGACTTCAGTCTCGCCGACGTGGTCAAGCACGTGAGCGAGAAGTTGGGGCGCGCGCGCACCGTTCACCGCCAGACGCTCGACGGCATCGAGGCGATCCGCGAACTGTCCAAGGTCGGTGGCTCCGACCCCGACCCCGACCCCGACCCCGGCCCGTCGCGCTTCCGAGGCGCCCTGGCGGGCTGGGGCGCAGGCGGTGCTGCGGGCTCCGTCCTTGGCGCCGGTCTAGGGGTGGCAGGCGGACTGGCGGGCCTGCATTACATGAGGCGCGCTGGGGACGAGCGTCTGGTGGAGGCCCTCGCGGACAACCCCGAACTGTCCTCAAGGGCGCTGGCGGCAGGCGTAGGCGTGGCCGGTGGCGGCGCCGGCGCGCTCCTGGGCGGAACCGTCTCCGGCGCTACGGGCCTCATGGCGGGCGCGAGTCGCCCCGGCGGCGCCGACCCGGACGCGCCCTGGTACGCGGGACACGGCGCGGCGGGCGCCCTACTCGGAGGCGCGGCGGGCGCCCTACTCGGAGGCGCGGCGGGCGGCGTGCTGTCCGCCCCACCCCGGGAGGGCGTCTCCGCGCTGGGGCGCCTCGGTGCTGGAGCCCTCATCGGCGCGGGGCTCGGCGCGGCGGGCGCCGTGGCCGCGGACCGCGCCACCTCCTGGCTCGCGCCCCGAGACGCCGAGCGCCAGAAGACCGGCGGCGAAGCCCTCCGCTACGACGCAGGTCGTGGTGCCGAGGCGGGCGGCATGGTTGGCGGGATCGGTGGCGGACTCGCCGGTGCGGGCCTGGGGGCTTACACGGGCAGCGGCTGGAAGAGCCGCCTCGCCCGAGGAGCTGCTGGTGGTCTCGCCGGGGCGATCGGAGGGGGCACGGTCGGCATGGGCGTCGGTGCGCACACGGGTGCCGGCGCCAGCGTCATCGACCCTCAGGGCGTCACCCCGGAGTGGCAGCGGCACGCGGTAGGCGGCGGCGCACTCGGCGCCGGTCTGGGAGTGGCCGGCGGGGCTGCGACTGGGGCCCTGCTGGGCCGTGGGTGGCGCGATGCACTGACCGCCGGTCTTGGGGCGGGCCTCGCCGGAGGAGTCGCTGGCGGCCTCGGGGGAGCAGTGGTGGGTGGCCAGCGTCAAGCCATGGACAACGTCGGCCTCTGAGAGGCCCGTAAGGAGACCCGGATATGACACAGCCCTTGTACCTGACCCGACTGCTCCAGAAGACCGCCGCCCGCAAGGAAGAGCCGGCGTGGGACCC